GACTCAGCCACTTTTCCCGCACGAGCGCGTTGCTGACGTTGAGCCGACGTCGCGTCCACTTGCCATCGAGACCAGTTCGAGACAGCCACGACACCAGCCTGAGACACCTCTAGCAGCCCCTCGGCAACGAGTCGAGGCACTGCCCGATTCAGTCGCGGCCCGATGACTGCGGCAAGGTGTTGCCGGTCACGGAACTCGCCACCCTTGCGCATCTCCTTTGCGATCTCCAGAATCGTGACAAACGCACGGAACTGCGTGTCGGTGAGACTGGCGATGATTGCGTCCTTGTGCGCTCCTGCTGACCACTTGATCCAAAGGTTCATTTCAGTCCTCCTCCTCAAACTCTTCTCTCAACTTTTGAGCCACCACTCTCGTCACTCGCTCGGCTTCATTCTCAGCCCGTACCCAGTACCACCGCTCAACTGCCTCAAAGAGTGAGACTCGCTTCTCGATGTCGTCTGGATTCCACCTGGCAATCGCATCTGCCAACTCCTCACGCACTTGCTTCTCAAGTTCGCGTCGGTCGTTGCTTGGCAGCGGCTTTTGCCACTTGCCATTTCTTTTGACGTACACGTCCTCCTCCTTCTCTGCCGCTTAGAACGGCAAGTCTTCTAGGTTCTGAGTGTCTTCTGGCACGAGCTTCGGCTTCGCCGGTGCGGGCGACTGCGACGCAATGAACTTCTGGCTCGGCTTGTCCTTGCAGTACGAGCCGTCTGGGGTCTTGTGGCTCGCCGCCCAGAATGCGTTGTACGGCTTGCCGCTCGCCTTGCTGATGCCGCCTGGCTTCAGCGTCCAGAGTTCGCCGTGGCTGCACGTCTCGTCACCGACGTTCTCTGCAAAGAGCATTGCAGCCTTTGCTGCGAGGATTGCGTCATCCGTCGCAGGGTCAGACCCCCTCGTAGAATCAACGGAGAGGGGTGTAGGAGCCACGGAGCGGGGCGCAACCCTGCCAAGTGGCACTGGGACACCCTTCTCAGGTGAATAGAGGCCTCTCCCGATACCAAGTGCGGCAGCAGCCCTCCTGCGACTGTCTGTCACGCTGGACTTGATTGGCTCCTCGTCACGCCCTGCGGCGTTCGGATAGCCAGCCTCCTCGATTGTCTTGCTCTGACCCTCGTGGTGAACGATGAGACGCCCCCGCACCACTGCGTTAGCGGCGTCAACCAGTTCCCACGAGAATGACCAGCCCATTGTGCCAAAAACCTCATCCAAGCGACCGTCAATCGCTCGCACGTCGGCGTATGTGTAGGTCATTCCTGATCGACCTGGGCGATGCTTCAGGTCCTTCTCCTCGAATGGTGCCAAGAGTGCTGCTGCGATGTCCTTGCTCATAGTCCCTCCTCGTTCTTGAATCGGAAGACTCGCGCGCCTGGAACTTCCCGCGTCGCGGCTTCAATGATCTTCGGGTCGACTTTCGTTGCGACCTCCTTCCAGTCGGTCTTGACCGACGCCTTGTTCTGCTTCCACGTTGCCTGCCATCCGTTGCCAACGATGCCTGCCTTGTCGCCGATCGCTTCCTTCAGCGAGATGGCGAGGTTCTGCAGCTCTTCGTCAAGCAACTTGGATTCGTACTGCTTCTCGGCATACAGCGCCGCCACGCGGTCAATGCCAGCCGTTGCGTTTGCGTACTCTTCGCTCGCCTGCGGCACGACCTGCGCCAGCGCGTCAGAGTCCTGACCCTGCAAGGCCGGAGGCGTCTGCGTTGTGAGCGCGTTCCTGAACTCCACCGCCTTGCGGTACAACTCCGTCTGGTAGTCAATGCTCGCAGCCACCCGCTCGATGCGGAAGACCAAGCCACCGAGCAGGACCGCCACGTCGCACCACGGTGCGCCTGTGACGAACATCTGCCACTGCACTTGCGCCACCACCTCTGGCGGCACTGGGTGCAAACTCCAGCGCGGTGAGGTGCTGGTCTTGATTTCCACCAAGCCGTCCTCGCCGACGATGGTGCGGTCGAGTGATGCCATCACCCAGGGAAGTTCCTTGAGTCGGACGATGCCGTTGCTGCGGCGCAACTCGCGGCCAGTCTCCATCTCGTAGAACTCTGCCACTGCGTTCTCCAGCAGGATGCCGCGCACCGCTGCTGGACCAACTGGGTCAGGCGTGAACTTGCCCAGCTTCTCCGCCCAAAGCTGGAAGGGAGTTTTATAGGGGTTCAACCCTGCGATGACCGAGACGTCGGTCGCCGTGATGCCGTCAGCCCGAAGTGCGAACCACTCAGGACTGCGCTGCTCTGCCTTGACAAACTCGTACTGCTTGCTCACTTGCCCTCCTTCTTTCTGTCCTTCTTGGCGAACCCTTCGCCCTTGTAAACCACCGCCGCCGGCGAATAGACCATCCGCATCCAGCGGCCGCACTTCTCGCAGCGCGGGTTATAGACGTTCTGGATTGAGTGCGTGTGTTCCTCTCGGTGTCCGCAGTCGCCGCAGCGGTACTCGTAGATCGGCATCAGCCAGCAACCACGAAGATCATCACCAAGAGAATCGCCCCAAGAATGCCGATGGCGATGTCGAGCTGCTGATCGCTGCGCTTCTGCTGTTCGAGCAGAGTCGTGCGGATTGCCACTCGCTTGTAGACCAGTGGCTGCGTCTTTCGGTTCAGCCTCATCGCATTGACCCCAGTGCCAAGAGCAGCACCATTGCTGCGATGAACGATACGACTGCGAGTGTGTCCAAGATCATTGTCTTCACTTTGCTGCCTCCTTCAACTGCTCAAGGGTGACTTCGCCTGCAGAGATGCGAGCGATCTCGCTCCACGCGATTGGCGCGTGTTCTGCAACTGGCTTCTCATCGCGCTTCGGACGAACGCCCAACTCAAAGATGAGCGAAGGGAGTTCGGTCGAGTTAGGGTCGCCGACCACGAAGATGGCGTGACCCTTGCGCTCGCTGCGGCTGACCCAGCCGTGTGTCGCGCTCATCAGCGCACCGCCTTGACGGTGACGTCGGTTGGGTAAAGCACGTCGCCCTTGCCGGCGAACTTGCGCTGCGTTCGCTTGTCGAGATACTGCACACGGACTGCGACTGTGTGCGGCATCTGAGCTACGACAACGGCCTCGCCGTTTGCCGTGATGACTGCGGTTCCGACTGCGATTGTCATTTCATCCTCCTCAGCAGGATCAGCCTTCTGGCTGGTTCCTCCCTGCTGTCACGATCCTAGAACGTGACATCACGGCTTGTCAAGGGGTAGCCTCCCAGACTGGAGGAGGTCAGTCTGGGAGGTCGCTGGCTGGGCCAGCGTAGTCATCGTCCTCTTCATCAAGCAGCTCTAGAACCGCCTCTAGGCACGCTCGGCAGATCGCGTAGGACAGGACCGCAGAATACCCTGCCGTGAGGCTCACCTCCTGCTCGGCAAACTTCCACACCCTACGGCTCTGGCCGCACGGCGTGCAGGTCCCGATCTCCTGCGGCTTGGGAGCCGGAGGACCGCTCAGGAACGGCACTAGCGCAGACGGATCAGGTACTCGGCTGAGACCTCTCCATCGCCGTCAAAGAACATCAGCCACTGCCCTGGCTCGCCAGACGCGCCGACGACCTCCTGAGCAAAGCGGTTGCTGGACTCCAGCGACGGACTGCACCACGTCGTGATCTTGCCGTCGGCAAGGACGAGTCGCGCAGGCTGATGCCAGTGTCCGAACCAGAGATAGTCGAATGGCGCGACGCTCAAACGCCAGCCGCTCGCCTTCTTTGCGACGCCGTACCACGGCATCCCAAGTCCACCTCTGAACTGGTCGCCGTGGACGATCATCCCGATCTTGCCGCCTGGCAGCTCCAGCGTGTCGTACCAGTGCCGACCGCCGACGGTGAGGCTCTCCTTCCAGTTCACGCGCTTCTCGCTCTGCACGAGTGAGCGCGCGATGTTGTAAAGAATCGCATCGCTGTTGGATTCTGGCGAGTGATCCGAATAGCGCCCCAAGCGTCCGTGATTGCCGATTGCGCCGTAGACCTCCACTTGCGGGAAGAGTGCGGCCATCGCTCTGACGAACTGCGCCAGCATCTCCGCGCCGCGGAAGATTTGGACGTACAGACCGCCAGCCTCAACCTCGTAGGCTTGTCCTGGGAAGATGTTGCCGTCTGACTCCACGAGGTCGCCAGTGAGCAGAATCTTCACCGTGTCCACAGGGTGGTCCTTGCGCTGAATCTCTACGACGCGCTTGACCTTCTCGGCGAGTAGTTGCAGCCGCTTGGCTGCGGTGTCAATGTCGTAGTCCACGCTCTTCTTGCCGAGTTGCCAGTCGCTTAGTTGCACAACGGCAACCTCGCGCTTGCCCTTGCGCTTGTCTGGCTTTGGCGCAGGCACGGCTGGAATCTTCATCCCGACCGCCGCATCCTTCGCGGCGCGGTAGACCGCTTCCACGAGTTCTTCGGTCTGCTGA